GTTGCTCCAAAAACCGTTGACGAAAATATCGTCAAGGCTCTTAGAAACAAACTAAATCTAGCTCAAGAAGTGTTAGGGGATGAAAAATGGAAAAGTTGGTTAGCTTAAACTATCGGCTCCATAGAAGCTTCTGTCATTTCCATCGCATCTAGCTGATCTAGTGCAGATTGTAATTCAGCTCTAGCCGCTGGAATAGATCCGGCAAAATTTAAAGCTGCTTCTACAAGACCACCCGCTACATCTAATTCTTCTTCCATTGGCATACCTTCAGACATTCCTTCCTCGTCCATTGCAACAGAGCCTAAAAGATCATCTAAACGAGTGCTATCTTCTGCTGGGGCAGCTGAAGCCATTTGAAGACCGCCTCCCCCTGCAGGTGGGGGAGGAGGCATAGAGCCTACGGGGGGAGTATTCAAGGGAGTTGGGTTGCCGCCCATAGGCATAGGGGCCGTGGAAGCTCTGAGTTGATCTAATCGGTTTGGCTGTGGGTTAATAGGCATCATAATAATTACGTCCTTGGTTTATTCGGTCTAAAAGCGTTTTGAAAAGGTTGAACATTCGTATCGAAATTCGTGAGATCCATAATCCCGTTAGATGAAACTTGTCCACCGTTAGCTCCTGTGTAGGAAGATCCACCAGTAAATGGATTAGAATACTGAGTTCCTAAAAGAGGTTGGTTTCGATTACCGTACTCTTCTGCAGTAAACGGTGCATTATAGTCCGAATAACTTGGGGTAAATGTTTTTAAGTAAGTGCTAAATGGATCTTGTTCTTGTCCTTCTCTTTGACTCTGAATTAAATTAGCCATTGGACTACCTCCAGGAAGAAACGAAGCTCCAGAGCTAAACTGTGACGTAGATCCTGTTCGTGGACCAGTAGGGGCAACACTAGCATAATAAGTATTGAGATCATCTTTAGTTTGATCAATCTGATTTTGCACCGCATCTGCTTCGTACTGAGAAGTTACGTCTTGGTATTCTTGTTCCAACGTACTTAGTTTATTTTGAAGTTCTTGAATTGTTTGGTCAGTTTCAGTATCTTGATCGTTTAAATAACCTTGTAGCTGTTCAGGGGTTAGATAATTCTGAAACAGACCTTCTAATCCTGAAATTTGTTCTTGTAACTGAGGCTGCGTTACAAATTGGCTCATATCTTGACCGCTCATCTGTTGAGAAATAAGCTCGTTTATTTGTTCTTCAGTCATTCCTGAAGCAGCAGCTATTTCTGCAACGTCTTCTTCAGCTACTGTTTCCCCAGTTTCAACAGCGGCAACTGCTTCGTTAACTAAAGTTGCGATTTCTTCTCTGGTTAACACACCTTGGCTAAACAGTTGAGCCATTTGTTCTTCAGAAAATTGAAACCCAGTATTCACAATATTAAGAACGTCGTCTCTTGTAAGACCTTCTGAATCAACCATTGCTTGGATTTCTTCTGCAGTAAGAGATCCTTCTTCTATTCTTTCTTGAATAGTTTGTGTTGGGCCAAGATCTTCTACGTCTGCTACTGGGGGTAGTTCTTCTCTAGGATCGTTAACATTTACATAAGGATCGTCAAACCCGTAAAGAAACTCAGCAGCTCCTTCTGTAGTAGGGAACATTCCATAAATCCCTTGCTCTGGTCTAATCGCAAGGTCTTCTCGTTGTCTTGCTAATTGAGCAGGGGTGAAGTTAAGAAGGTTTTCATTCACAGTAACAGGGGTTGATGCATCGAATTGAGAAACAAGCTCGTCCACCGTAGCGGGGACTGTTTCTTCTTCAGCTGCATCTTCTATACGGTTTTGAGGAGCATACCCAATAAGTTCTTGTAAATTTTCAGGAAGTTCAAAACCCCCCATGCCTCCTCTAAACATCTTGCGAGGTTTAACGCTGCCACCGTCTTGCATTTCTTCAGCAAGTTCTAGCACTGAAGGACTTTCAAATACTCGTATCTTCATGGAGCACTCTCATCAAATATATCGTAAGGGTTTAGAAGATCTATAATTCGTGACATAGTGTCTACCCCACTTTTTGTAGTAGAAGGAATTCCTAATGGGTCTTCTTCTTCAAGATCTTTTATTAATCGTTCTGTAGCAGTTTCACCCTCTCCAGAACCAATATCCACATACGAACGACTTAAAGCTAAACCAGATAAAAATTCTACAAATTCTTTACCTGTCATTCTTCGATCTCTGTTTCTAATTAATTTATCAAGTTTAGTAGGGTCAATGATGATTTGAAGTAAGTCATCTGCTGCGTTTATTCGTAGTTTTTCTTTACCGAAAGTGATTCGTCTACTAAGCACGCTCAGAGGAGATACAAAAGTTCTTTGAAATGCCGAAATTAATCCTACAAACCCATCTAATGTATCTTTAGTCGCTCTAGCTCCTCTATCTAAAACCTGATCAACAGGAGCCTGTTGTTGCTTATCAAAAAGCATTCCTAATGCTCTAAGGTTTTGAACGTATTTTCTTCCGACTTCTGGTCCATAGATAAGACTAAATCGTTCAGCTAGGTTTTCTCCGGCTTCTGGTCCACTTCCTAACCCATCGTCGATAAGATTTTTAAACCCTTCAAAATTAAACCCGTCTCCTGTAAACATTTGACCTTCGGGTCCTCGAAGTGTTGGAGCATACAGTTTGTAAGACTCTAAAAGTTTTTTCATATGCCCTTTAGTCATCTCACCAACCAACCCTTGAAGTTCTGGAAACCTGTCTAAAACTGTTCTAAACTTTTCTAAGGCTTCTAAATCACGACCCTCTAATCTTCGTTTACTCCCAGGAGTTAGAATATTCTCAATAAAATTGGTGAAAGATTCTTCTATTCCAAGTTGTTTTTCAAGATCAACAACTGCTTCCTCTACTGCTTGAATATCAGCAAGTCCTTGCTCTTGCACATTGCTGTATTTTTTAAGTTTTAAAAACTCCGCATCTGGAAACAATGCTTTCAACTGTTCTTCGTTTTGATCGAAATACTTTTTCCAGAGTTTATTTTGTTCTTCTAATGAACCTTCCCCTACTGATTTACGAATATCATCAAGAACTAGCTGTCTAATGTTTTGCAACTTAACTATAGAGTCTGAAGACCCGTATATGTTTTGTAATAGCTTTTCTATTTGTTCAGGGGTCGATTTTAATACAAAAGGAGCGAGTTCTTCTGGTTGTTTTTGTGAAAACTCTTTTAAAAACTTACGATCAAAATTAACTTTGAATGCGTCGAACGCATCGCGGGCTGCGAATAAAGGAGCCGCCCATTCAGCTTCTTCTTTTATGTATCTCTCTAATCGAAGATCACTTGGAGAGTCAATTCCTCGTTCTGCAAAATCTTCTCTAGCTCTTACTTTCAATAAATCATCCGCTTGAGCATCTATTGCTTCTAGCAATGGTTTAGCTGCTGACTTAACCGCGTTATCAGGATGTGTTAATAAAATGTTTTCAACAGCATTACGCATTGAAACTAAATCACCGTAAGATAAATCAAGCTTTGGTAAGAATTTACCTTTACTGTCTCTTATTTCCCCTGCTAATTGTCTAAGAGTACTTACACCGTTACGCATAGGAACTAAATCTTTTAAAACCCCAGCAAGCTCTACATCAGCCATTAATTTAATAATATCATCAGCACCGCCAGCATTTAGAACTTTTCTAAATTCATCGACCATTAAAGCGGTCGACTGTCCTTTTCTAGGATAGCGAACATTAGACAGTGTATTTATCGCAGATTCGTATTCAGACTTAAGACTTTGAAATTCTGTATCCGCTCCTAGTAAAAACTCTTTACTGTTTCGTTTAAATACTAATCCACCTGTTTCGGTATCACGAATAAACGGTTGCGCTAAGTCTTCAGTGGTTTGTGAAATTGGAGATTGTTCAGGTATTCCCAATCTTCCCGATTCAATTATTTTTTCCTGTTCTATTTCAGCAGCTAATTTTGCCTCATCAACTAGTTCTTTATTTCGAGCTTTTATATAGTCTTGAAATTCTGTAAGTTTGACTTTTTGTAACTCTGGATTGCCTTTAGTAACTGCTTGCCAGAATTTAAAAGCAGCCTCGCGATTATTTATAATAATGTCTTCGAATGCAGCGGCGGCTTTAGATCCTTTTCCTGCAAGAAAAGAAAACAACTCTTGTTCCATTGTTTGCAGATCTGCGTCTTCCGTCATCTGGCCTAATGTAGGACGGAAATTAATAGTGTCTCCTACTGCCGTACCAGCTTCTTTTGCTATATCCACAAGTTCTTGATTAGTAAATTCAGCACGTTTCTCACTGACTTTTAACTCTTCAATTTTTTTCTGAAGACTAGCTAACATACTATCAGGAATATCATTTCCTGTCGCTAGACGATGTATCTTCGAAAGAACTCCTAATGCTGCACTTGCTCCTAATGACCCTACTCCTGCAAGAGCAGCTGCAATTTTAGCGTCCTCAAACATCCTGGTTTCAGAAAGATTAATAATCCCTTTCTCTCTAGCTGTAACCATTTGAGCATATCTACCAAAAGCAGCAGCAAGACTTGTAACTCCGGCATTAGTAAACGCACGTCCCATGCCGCCTTTTCTAGGTAGTTTAACTAAATCCTCAGCTCCTTCTTTTATCAACCTAGCCATGGAGCCTCTTCCTTGCGTTAAGGCAGCTTCAGCTAAAAGAGTTCCTGTTTCATAACCAAGAAGCGTAAGTCCTTCTTCGCTCAGCATAGACATTCCAAACTGAGGTCTTAAAGGAATGTACTCTTCTTGAGCAGGTTGAACTCGTCCATCTTCGCCTACAGATCCAAAAGCTCCTTTTTTAGGCACACGAATCGCGAGACCAGAGTCAGGGTCTCTTGGATTTATGTAACGAATCCTGCCTTGAATATCTGGAAACTCATTTAACATGATAGCTTCCATTTCTTCTGGCATAGGGTTCGCAGGAAGGAAGAAGGCTTTTAATCTCCAAGGAGATTCCCCAGTAATGTCAATCTGTCTAAGAGGAGCGGATAAAGGAGATAAAAGTTCTCCAGGACCTCTAGTTAAAAAGCTCACGATATCTGAGGGTTGATCGTTGATCCATTTATTTAAAAACCCTTCTCCAGCTTCAAAATAACGATCAGGATTAACTTCAAAACGATTTAATAGCTCTCGTTCATCTTCATCAATAAAAATATCTTCAGTAGCTACACCGTACTCAGTAACAGGTTTTCGTACAGGACGAGGAGGAGAAGCTCCTACTCCTGCCATTGTTCCTAACCCAGTTATTGGAAATCGTCTATCGTCAGAGCTTTCTTGAACATCTCTAGGTAAAGGTTCTAAATCGGGTCGCTCTGTTTTTTGGTACAGACTTAAATAATTTCTGTTTTGTTGAAGACGGTCAGCTCTAAAAGGAGCTCCTGTTCCAGTCTTTTCTTCATCAAGATACTGCTGTGCGTCTATTCTTTGTTGTTCAACAGGAGAAAATTCTCCTCCGTCATACGCCCCAGCTAAAAGTTCACTCGCATAACGGTCTTGTAAATACTCGTTTAACCTTCTAGGATCATTTTGATAAATATCACGAATAGTTAACCCATCTATAAAAGTATCTTGTTGTAAACCACCAACATCAGCAAGAGTTTGTTTTTTCCAGTTTTCCCAAAGCGGCCCTGAAAACAATCGAGTTCTTGTTACTGTTTCAACCATTAAAACGCCGCCCGTTTTTCGTCATCTCCATAGACAGATTTAACAGAGGGTGTTTGTCCAACTTGCCCTGTTAATTCTTTTTCTTTTAATTTAAGAATGACGTCCATTCCGTACCCTTTAGTCTGGGGTAAGATCTTTTCTAAGAAAAATGTATAGCTTGGAGATAATTGGTTTTCTAGGATTTTTTGAACATCGTTAAGTATGATACGACCAGTTTCAGGATTATAATTAAAGTGAATAGACGCCCTTCCATCTGTTCGTGAGTTCATCGCATCTATAATTTGGTTTGCAATAGCCTGTCTTTCTTCTTTAGACTTACTCATGTCACGAGCCGAGTTTAATTGAGTTTGAGAAACTCCATATGTTCGAATATAGTCGTCCATTTCTCGAATATTTGCAGGACTAGTTCCTCTAGAATTAATAAATAAGGTACGAGGCGTTGAGTCAGCATCAAAATCACCGACTTGTTCTTCAAATACGGTAGCAACTTTATCTAAAACTTCATTAGGATTGTTAGAACCAAAACCAACTCGAACCAAGTAATTCGCTACGTCTTTATCTGAAAGTGCAACACCTGTAGATCCATCTTGTGCTGCCGACATATAGGCTAACCGTAACTGTGCTGAAATGATTCGAGAACGCTTTACTGCGATTTCATCAAATCTTGATCTATCTGCATCAGCGATAAGACTTAAAACACCTACGTCACCACCTTGCCTTTCAACATTGTCTCTAAACTGTCTAGCTGCAGAACGAAACTTTTGTCTTGTGTCATCAATAGCAGTTTGATCGCCACTTTCTAGTGCGTTGGCGAATTTTTGTTGAGCATCTAAAAACTGTAATGCGTATGTTTCTTCTTCACCCTTGTCTAAACTACCTCTTAGTGCAGAAAGAGGACTCATTCCTATAGACTCACCTACTAAACGGCCAAATGCATCAACATTACGTTTTAAATCTACTGCGAACCCTGCTAATGCTCCAGTATCCGCAAATAACTCAGATTGTTTTTCTGGGGTTTCTCCCATACCTATGGCTTCTAAGGCTAGTTCACCAAGTGTTTCTAATGGTCTTAAACTGGCTTGTAGAGATCCTTGTTTTAAATCTCTTCTTTCCATCCAGTCAATTTGACTTTGTATTGGTCTAGCTCTAAACGTCTGGGCTTCGTAAGCAAATCCTGGTTGAGGAGTATGCCAAATATCGCCATACTCTTCATTCATCTCAGGCAGCGTTTTAAGTTTACCATTATCTAAATGGTCAACTACATAGATTGTAGCTCGAGGATTACCTTCTCTATCTAATGAATACTTAGTCACCCCTGTTGAGTTTTTAGCGTCTGCTGCTGTAGTAACAAGTAACTTTATAGGTTCGTCTTTAGGTAAGTCTTTTGGATCTAAGGTGAAGTCCTCTCGAACATAATGTTGTCCTTCAGGAACAGGAACAGGGCCAAGTGGGCCGTGTTCAAAATCTACGGCGGGATCTCCTTTACTCATAATATATTGAGTGCGCTTATCAGGAGAAACTAAAAACTCTCTACGGACTGTTCTTACTTTGTCATCGTCAGGACGTATAACCACCCCGTTACCAATACCTCTGGTAAAGTCTCCTACGTCAACTAATTTTTCACCGCGTTTAGTTTGTCTTGCTAGATAATTTTCGAGATTAGCGTTTTCAATTGCGCTCTGGGCTTTTCTAGTTGCTCCTGCTGTAGTAATCCCAGCAGCAATAGCGTCATCGTCTAAAAGACCTAACGGGGCATAAGTAAGCCCTTCAGTTAACGCTCTTCCAAGAAGAGTTTTTTGTCTAGGTACGTTACCTGCAGGAAGAGCTTGTTCAACGAGCTTCCTTCGTTTTTTAGCTTCTTCTTCAAAAGGATTTAATGGTTTACGCTCTATATCTCCAAGTTTAAGTTGTTCTAAAACTTTGTTATTTTCGAGGGCTTCGTATTCGTCTTCTGTTAATTTTCGACCCGCCATGCTTTCTAGCGTTCGTCGACGAAATCGTGAATCGTCTCCTAATCCTAACGTAGGCTCTTTAACACCGAGTTCTTCTAAAACAGCAGGATCTTTTTGATAAAGAAGTCCTTCTAACCCAGGAAGTTTTCCAAGTCCTCGTACAGCAGCCTCACCTAATAACGGGGAAATAGCCCCTAGTAAGGCTCCCTGTATTGCTTTTTTAGAGTCTTTTTCTCTAGTACGGGGTAGTGAAACGGGGGCGAACGACATCCCTCGTACCGGCTTAACGTCGATAGGCTTAACGAGGTCTGAAATACCTCCCCCGCCTATATTAAAACCGTAATTCGTAGCCACTAGCCAGTCCTCATTTTACGAGAAGTCATTGGAAAACGAGACGCGATTCCTCCATGCATTGCTTTGGCTGGGCTAAATCCCATCTTTCGTACTACATCAGGGGCTTTCTTAGAAAGAGCCGCGAGTCCTTTATTTCCTTCAGGGATTACTCTACCCCCTGTTTTCATTCCTGAAGGATTAAACCCCGGATAGTAAGGGTTAAAGGTTCCTACACCCGCAGTCGTACCGTACGGACTTTGTGCTGTAGTTCCTGAGTATCCTGTTCCACCAGCCAGCGGCCCTGCACCAGTTAAGAAGTTTGCGTAACCAGACATAAGCTGTTGTGGTAAATTGTACTGACCTACGAAATTCTGGTAATTCAGATCCATTAGAGCTTGGTTTCTGGCTCGGTTCATTGCGCCTACATTCATCATATTAGACACATCGCCTTGCATCAATCCAGGAAGCATCCCAGCATAACCAGACATTGCTCCTGCTCCTCTTTCTTGTCCCCCTGCTAGTGTTCCTGCAAGTCCACTTAACGCAGAAGAAGCCCCAGTCCCCATGCCGTAGAGCTGTTGCCCTCCTGACGTAAGTGCACCCGAAGTGCCCATTCCTGCTCCGTACCCTTGTTGCCCAAAACCAGCAACGGTCGAAGCTAGTCGTTCTAATCCTGCTCCTCTTTGTGAACCTAGCCCAGCAATTTCACCAGCAGCTCCACGTCTAGCAGCTCCACGTTGGCCTGCTACACCAGAAAGTAAAGAAGCTAGTCCTGTTCTTGCGCTTCCTGCTTGAGCACCTAATCCTGCAGTAGCCCCAGCAGCAGCTGCCTCAGCTCCACGTTGTCTTCCAAACTCACCCATAGCCGCTGATCGTGAGCCTTCAAAACCACGACTCCTGATTCCCGCTACAGCATCCATCAATCCACGACCCGTTACACGATCGGATTCTTCTTGTGTAAGTCGTGATCTTGCGCCTCCGAAAGCTCCTTGTCCTACTTCTCCAGCTCGTCGTCCAATATCGCTTTTAGCTTGCGATTCACGAATATCTTTCATCGCTTGCTGAACTACTTGATCCTCATAAGGATCCATATATTGACTTATTGAAGAAGGATCGAACCCTGCCGTGCTGGCCCGTGTTTGTTGTAACGCTTCTTGTATATACGGGTCTTGAGCAGTAACTGCGCCTCGTCCTATTTGAGCTGCTTCAGTTAATCCTGCTAATTCATCAGCTCGGCCTGATCTAATGCCTTCGATGCCTTCTGTTAAATATGGGTCAGACATAGTCTGACCTTCTCTAGCTAGACGTTCAGCTTCTGACAACTGACCACGAAACTCGCCTTCTGCACCTACGGCTCTATCTAATCCTGTGCGAGTGTAATCTTCTCCTTGCTGTAGAGAACGTAAAAGCTTTGCTTTTGCTTCAGAAGTTCCTCCTGCTAACGTAGCAAGAGCTTCTTCACTTAAACCTGCAGCACGATTAAAATAAGGTTGAAACGCGCCAATACCTTGGTCACTCATTTCCATTGCAAGTTTTTCTCTAGGAGAGAAATCTGCAATACGTTCACCTGTATAAGTAAACGGACTACTATCGGCAGCTCCTAGCTTTTGGAACTGACTTGCGTAATACTGTTCTACTCCTGGAAGTAGACCAAAACGATTACCACCCCCTGTTAAGAGGTTGTAAATATATTGGTCAGGAGCCTGATAACTATATGCAGTTTGATTCTCAGCCATATCGTTCATCACCAAAATTTATTCTATCAAGAGCCGCGATTCCTTGTTGAAGGTCGCCGCCACCCATTCGTCTCACGCCTTTAGCGGAAACAACGTACTCGTTAGGACTAGCCCAAATCGGAACTAAATCTTCTTTCTCGCCTCCAGGACCATCAACTTCACCGCCTCCTAGAAACATTTTACGGTTAAGGACTGTACCGCCATCTTCCATTTCTATAGTGTCTGGATTTATTCGAGAAGTTGGTTGATTTTTAGGTTTAACTGCAGGGACTAGTTTTAGTGTGTCGTCTTCGCTTATCAACTCTTGTCCTAGTATTGATCCAAGAGCTTGCAAAATGGACATCAGACCCATGTTAACACCTGTCCCAGCTCCAACTTCTCCTCCATCGCTCATACCTATAGGTCTGTTTCGAACCTGTCCCGCTTGAAAACGAGGTCTTGGAGCGGTAATAGTACGAGGTGTGTCATCTTCTCCTACGGCTGCTTTTGCTGCAATACCTAACCCTGTTCCAAGAGACTTCCCTAGTTGCTGAGCAACCACAGGATTATTTTCTAAATATCTTTTTAGTTGTTCAAGTTTTGACTCAACGTCTACTCCTTCTAAATCAACAGGAGAAGCAATATCTTGATCAGGTAAAGAACTTCCAAACTCGTCAATTCCTTCTCGACCCTTTAGATTAACAGGGGAATTAAGTGAGTCCATAGTTTCAGTTTCTAGCTTAATCGCTTCATTCATATTCCTTAGTTCAGCGTCCATCGCTTCGGCTGATAGAGTGTTTTCTCCGAGGCTTTGCTCTTGTAGTCTTCTAAGCTCTTCTAAAGTTTGTGAAAAATTAGCGTCTAGTCCTGCAGCAGCCCCAACACCACTCGGAGTACCGTTACTCGCTCTCAACGGGGCATCAACGCGATTACGGTAGCGTTCATTTAAAGCATTAACAAGTTTACCGCCGCCAATATTTCCGATACCAGTATTGGCTCCGTAAGTAGCGTATTTATTAAGTATTTCAGTAGTTACGTCAGGAGAGATGCCTATCTCGGCATTTTGCTCAATCATCTTACGAGCGTTAGATTCAGGATTAGTCATCGAATCCATTAAGGATGCTCGTTGTTCGTCGCTAAATATACTCGTCATAAATTACCCAACCTCTACAACTATTGATCCGCTTGCAATCACCTGTATTTCCCCTAGATTAGCTGTAGCACTGAGTCCAGAGGTAGTGGGCGTGGAGATATTCTGCCACGAATCTCCCAAATATACCTGAAGAACACTTTCAGTTGTATTCCAAATAATACTCCCAGCTTCGAATTTCAACTCGTCTCTTTCGTCACTTGTAAAGACAGGAGTTTTATCTGGATCGACCCTATCTAAACTTAATTCTAAAACTCTAACAGCTCTATTGAACGTCTCATTACGAACCGTAGGCTCTAGCTCAATAGGTAATCTTCCCTGTAAAAGTTTAGTCATCTTCTTCCATTAGGACGAATATCTAAACGAGTGCCACCGATTCTAAAACCAACCCCTAGTTGCACACCTTCATCAGCATCGTCATCAGATTCAAAACGGACTACGGCTTGTCTTGCACGTGCTCGCATATCTATTTTAGTAGTGGTCGCTGTAAACGCTGTTGTACTATCCGTAGCTAAAGAATCTCCAGGATAATTACGAGTTTTCAATACAGTGTTAATTTGTTGTCCAGAACCCCCTGTACCCGTAAAACTTACATCTGGAATCATGCGACGAACAAACTGGAAGTTTTCGCCTTCTCCAATATCGAAATCAGCAGACTCTATATAAACGTCAGTCATAGGAGAACCGTCTGCGTCGTTCCCAGATTCATGATCATAGATATAGTAATTACTGCTCGCTGCTCCCGCCGCTCTAGGATTATTCTCCACCCCTTCATCAAGCCACGCGGTACGAGCTAATTTACCAATAGCCCACACTTTATCAACGTAGTTGTACGTTACATATCTATCAGGTAAGTCAGAATCGTTAGAATTATAAAACCAGCCTACTTCATTAAATTGACGATTAAGAAGTGCAAAAAACTGGAAGTTCTGAGATTCATTAATATCGTCAAATACATAACTATGTACACTACACTCTACAGGTTGAACAGATCCGTTATAAACGTAGAACCCTTTACGATCCATCCAGAAAACACCTGAAGGTGAGTTGACTGCTGCATTCGGGCCAATTAATCCTACACCTTCGTTAACTAGATTAACGCCAAAAGTAAGCGGTGCACCTATAAACTGTAAACTATATAGTGCGGTATCTGTCCAGATTAGCGTTTCTTGTCTAGCTCGTAACCCGCCTATGATTTGTGACCCTGAAGAAAGCCGTAAGTTTCCTGCAGTATTCGTACTTTTCGGCTCCCACTCTAAAATATTTTCTTGATCACACCAGCTAATTAACAACGGATCAAGAACATTGGAACGAGTTGGGCCTGAGATTGGATCAGAACCAAGTACTAATACATGACGGTCTACTGCAGAAACTAAAATCTGAAGACCTAGTGTTGGAGGAAGGTTAGCGTTTGTTACATCTTCTAAGGCTTTTGCTCTAACTGAAACAGTGTCTGAATTATCCCAGAGAAAAATACCTCCTGCTCTTACGCAAGAGACCATATCTTCACCAAAGTTATCAATAGACCATAACCGTAATTGACTAGAAGCACTTAACGCACTAACTGATCCAAACGTACCGCTACCCCACGTACCAGAACCCCAACCAGAACCAGACACGAAAGTATCTAGTCCAATATTAATTTGATAAGCTCCAACTACGCTACTGCCTCCGTTGCCACTGTCGCTGGCATTAGCAGTAAGCGTTGCACCAGTGGTGTCTTTAGCTGTAAAAGTGTAAGCATTAGCACTTGTTACTGTTGCAACTTCATATTCTTGATTAAGATCAGAACCGCCTATGTTACCGCCTAGTGAACTTGCTCCGCTAAAGGTAACGAAGTCTCCTGCTACTGCTCCGTGGTTCGTATCTGTTGCTGTAATAGTAGAAGAACCATTAGTCGCTGAAAAAGTGACATCTCCTGCGCTCGTAGTTAAGCGGAGAGGAGTTATATCATTAAACTCATCGCCTTGTTGAATATAGAGTTTTAAACGAGTTCCTATACCTAAAAATCTTGTGCCTTGAAGATTAACCCAAGCATGAAGTTTACGTCCTGTTCCCTTATACGCATTAAGAGAGTTTTTAGCCCAGCCGCCTATCTTTTCTGGAAATCCTTTTCTAAACCGAACTAAGTTACCGTCAAACCATCCGTTTTCAGCAGTGTAGGCTGTTCCTTCTTTATTTATTCCAGGATTAAAAATAAACTTCTGAAGAGGCATTACTGATACTCTCCCGTTCGTATAATTTCTGTAACTTCTACAGCACGATCTCCAACCTGTTCGCTCCACTTAGAGTCCATAAACTCATCGGCAGCGTTCTCAAATTCTTCACGAGACATTGCTTCTAAAGCCTTTACAAAACCCCTCAGTCTTGTTTGACCAAGATTAAAACTAAGGTCTATCATGGCGTCTTGTCTAGCGTCATTTAAACCTGCAAACCAATAGTATTCTTCTGTAAGCTCTTCTCGAACTCTTTTAATATCGTTATTTAGAAGATAGTCAATTTCATCTTCAGAAAGTCCTAGCCCATCTTCACTTATATTACGGCCTACACCTATCGTTTCGTAACCTGCGCTACACAAATAAACTTTATCTCGGACACCTTCGTGTCTTCTTAGCATTTCAATCAGTTCGTTCACTGACTTCCTCCTTGTTATCGGATTCTTTGTAATAGTCAATTATAGATAAAACTTGTCTAATGTATCTCTTAATTTCAGCCATGTTGTGCGAAAGGTTTTCATATCCTTTTGTAGAAAGCCCGTAAAATGCGTTAGTAGGTGCATTCCCTTCGTGTAAATCAATTAAATACTCTTCCATTGTTGCAGGGGTTAAAACAGTCCATTCAACAGGAAGCGTATTAACTTTATTCGGAAGCGGCGGGTGATACTGTGGTGCAGGCTCTATAACCGTAACCACCTCTACTTGTTTAGTTTCGGGTAAAGACGGTTTACGGTCAAGTACTGAACAACCGTTAAGAATTAGACACAGTAGTAATACTTTCCAACTCATTTAACACATCCTTAGTTCCTTTATTGATAATTTTTTCAATCAACTTAGGTTTTTTAAGCGACAGAACAGTGAGATCATGTCTAGCAAATTTCTCTCTAATACTGTTAACCTCTTCCTGTGCTTTTTGATTTTCTTCAGTTAGCGTATCTACTCTTGCAAGCATTAGCTCGTGTCTTTCAACTGTCTGTTTTAAGTTTTCATTTTGTTGTTGTATTGTTCCCTCCAGGATCTTTTCGTTTTGCAAAGCACGTTCTAGCTGTATATGAAAAGATTCAAGTTCCGCTTGCGATTTATCGTAGTACAGTTTAAATGCGCCTGACAAAATTACTAAAGCGAGTCCTAATCCTATGCTGAGTTTAAAACCCATTTTATTTCTTCGCCATGTAAGCGGTAGCTCCGAAATACAAACCTATTATTGAAGCTTGAGAAAGAAATAACATATCAGATAAAGCTGAAAGAGTAGATAGTCTATCTTCTGGGACAAAAGGCATTAAAGGTAATAGAGAATATAACACCATAGAAGACATCGCTACCCATGCTATTCTTCTTTGAGAGTCTTGTTTTTCTTCTCTTAGATCTAGCTCAAGCATTTGCGTAGCACGTTCTAGTTCTTCGTCAGTAACAGTCCCATCGTTATCTATGTCATATTTTTCCCAGACAGAGTTTTTTTGTAATTTTTTCTGGTCCATATCTAGTCCCAAAATTTTTGGTTTGCTCCAGCCATCACGGGTTTGCAGTAAGCCGTTATATTGTGTTGTTTAATACCGCCTCTACAACGAACATCTCTGCAATTATGTTCTATCCAATAAGCGAACTGTTGGCAGCGGTGTATATCTCTAAACAACATTTGCTCTGAGCCTTGAGTTACGTTTCCTTCAATAACCGTAATTAACATAAAGGCTAGTATTGTGCCTTTCATTTGTCATAGAAGTTTAGCTACAACTATAGTAGCGACTATAAACGGGTACATTCCCCAAATCATCATTTCTAGTTTTTTAAACTTTTCAGAACCCTCATTCAACCTCTCTTCTATCCTTTCGTATCTTAAAGTACATTCTTTTTGATGCGTCTTTAATTCATTCAAGGTCTGTTGAGAATCCGAAACTTTAGACTGGGTTCTTTTAGTAGCCATTATTCTTGCTCCGGAGTAACCGTTTCTAATTGTTGCGCATACCAGTTAAATGCTGCCATGTGTGTATCGAGTTGTTTTTGATTAGAGTTAATAATCTGTGTTATTTGAGCAATCTGTTCTCTAAGCTCATCCATCCTAGTGTTTAACATCTCAGGATTAGGAGGAAGTTGAGTAACCTCAGTTTGCTCTACAACTTCTGCATCTACAATTTCTTCAGTGCCTTGTTCCGTCATCTTCTACCTTCCATACATTTAAGTTTGCAGCGACTGTTCGCCGTTCGCCTTCACCCTCAAACGGGTAAACCATATGCGTTAGCCAGCTAGGAAACATCAAGAACTTCCCGACCTCTGGCTTGATTACAAAACTTTGTGGAGGAGCTAACCGCTCTGTATCTAATAAACTATTGCGGCCATAACTAAAAGCTAGGCAACCGTCTGCATTACCAGAAGAGTTGTATAAACTGTACTCTGCGCTTCCCGCTGTAGGCTGATCTAGGATTTG